AAGATGCGTAGCGCAGATCACCAATATCAGACATTCGTATCTCCTAGACGACCGGACGATTAACGTCGGCAGTTAGCTCAATCGTACCCTCATCGAAGCGCGTCACGTCCAACGACGGAACGGGGGCAGTGAGTTCGATGTTCCACACCCCCGCGTTCTTCGCAAAGGCTGTAGTCTGGGCATCGGTCAGCACCATGTCGATAGTGCCTTCGGCCCCGCCCAACGTAATCCCGTTGCCACTCGTCAGCTCTAGCAGAATGTCAGCCGCATTGACCGTCGCCCGAAACTGCATCCGCGCAGTGTAACCGGTCAGATTCTTTGGTGGGCGGTAGACCACGTAGCCGCCCGTGCCGTCGTAAGCTGAGAATTCCGAAGAGTCCACCTCGACCGAAAATTTATTCGCGTCGAGCGCATGGGCAAGAATCCGATTCTTCGTCGCAAAGCTGGGATTCCCACTCGCGTCCAGCGTGTTCAACTCGCCTACGTCGAGCAGCGCCACCGGAATGTCGGTGGAGGGGAAACCGTGCAACGGAGCAGTGATCTCGGTATGAAAGCCCCGCGTGATCACCGTAATCGGCTTGATCACGTCCTCGCCGTCATACCAGACCCACCCCTTGCGGAAGGTCGCACCACGCGGAACCTTCAGCTTCGTAGCCACTAGATTCCCCCGTAGAGAACAGCCACCGGGGCATGCACCTGAAACTCTCGCTCGGTATCTACCTGCTTGCAGTACGCTTCGAACGCTGCTTTCGACTTCTCCGCCGTCTGCGTATCGTAGGTCTGCGAGTCCTGCTTCATGTACGCCAAGTGCTTCATCCAATGCACCAGTGCCACGTGATGTCGCGAATCGATCTCGATTTCCTGATCCACGTCGGTGATATCTTCCAGCGGCAGACGAAAGACCAGCAGATTCACCTCGTCATCCTTCATCGGAGAATAGTCCCACCGGACCAACTCAGCTTGCAGACCGACGATCATTTTGCTGACGGTCCCTTGCTGGTTGGTCCACTTATGGATCTCCGTGTGATTCCGGATAACAAGCTCTCTTCCGTCTGATGCCAATGTGGCCAGCCGGAAGTGTTTGATCGTTGGATGAACCTTAGCGAAAATCTCTCCTGTAACCACTGGCACAACGCACACGGCTGTGGTAGTGGCATCGGCAATTCCCTTCGTCAAGCGGCAGAACTGCAACTGCGCTTCGTTCATGTACGTCAGACACTCGGGCGTTGACCACAAATACGGTGCAACGTCGTCCATCACCTGAGCGCGGAAGTAGTTCAGGAGCGCAGTCGAATCCACAATTATTCCGTTGGCTGCTGTTGAAGCATGTTGTACGCCACCCACATCTCGTCCCGCTCTCCGGGACCCACGTCGAACCCAACAATGTCACTCAGCTTCTTCACGTGCGGATTTCCGCTGGCTGTGAAGTCACCACGGTTACTGCGCAGCAGGAGCTGTTCAAACGCGGCGTATATCTTCTGCTTCCGCTCTTCTGCCGACATCGTTACTGGCTGTTTCGGGTCCTGCGGAATCGGGTCGAAGTTCTCGTCAGCAATCGTGCCCTCCAACGGCACTGCGCCGATGGCGATAGCGAATGGCACAGCGGCAGGCGGCACCCAAGTCTTTTCTCCTTTTTTGAAGCTGATCATATGCCCCACAGTCGTCCCCAGCGTATGCGTGCGGTGCAATGTAAACCACGTCATCAGTCTCTCTCCTTTATGTGACTAGGGGGAGCACACGGCGCTCCCCCTAGATTACAGCGCCAGCCCTCTGCAAAGACCTTAGGCCGGAACCGCTTCCATCAGCTGACCATCCAGCTTGTACATCAATGTCAGACGATACCGGCCCGCCGTTGCAGCCACCACCGTCGTGAGCGTGAGCCGAACGTTCGCGCCGTTGTTCGACGCCAACACTTTCGTCACCAGCAGTGCCGTGCGCGTCTGCGCAGCCATGGCGACAGCAGCCGTGGTGGCCAGATAGCACTGCGTGTCACCTGCAATGCCCACAGCAACGCTGTACGTAGTGGCTCCGACATTCGCCGTTTCCACCACGAGATCCCCGCCGATAAGCTGCGCTCCGACTGGCAGGTTGATGCAGTCGAAGACAATGTTGTCGGCGGCGGTGCTGCCGAACGTTTTCAGCGTACCTGAAACGGAGTCAATCGCCGTGTCGTTGTAGTTCCAGATGAACTCCGCCGACTTGACGTATCCAGCTCCGCGAGTTGCAAGAAGCTTCGCCATGGTTAGACACCTCCGACATAAACGATCATCGTGCCGAAGTCTTCGGCAGTCTTCTCGTATTGGCTGTAGAACACCGGTTTCTTGAAACCGAGGATCTTCCCGGTGCTGATGCCAACTTGGTTACCGTAGTCGAACTCTTCTTCGTCCCACTCCGGATTGCCAAGGTCGGCCATGCCCAGTGCTTGCGCACCACAGAAGATGATCGTGCTGCCGTCAATCGCGCTTGCCGCACCCCACTTCGATCCCGAGGGTGACAGCCGCGTGTTCGGCACATGGCGGAACTCATGCAGGTAGATGCCGTCGATTTTGACGCTGGAACCGGTGAACAGGTTGTTGTTGTCACCACGCGGCTGCGCATAGCGCAGATTGTCGCGATAGATCGGGTCCAGCTTCAGCTTGCCCATCGTGCCGGGAGACAGGAAGGCGTGATACGTTTCTTCGCCACCCGACTCCTTCACGCCGCGAACGTAGTGATCCTTCGCGTAAGCCTTCAGCAGCACGAACAGTTCCCACGTCGGTGTGTCACCTGCCGTCACTGCTGACGTGCCCGTGCCCCACTCAATCGCCGGGGTCGTCTTGTTCCAACGACCGAAGCGCTTCGCTGTGGGTTGCGTGACATCCGCGCCGAACTCAAGGTACTGCAGATCCGAGCCAACCCGGGGCGGACCGCCAACGGCGTTGTTCACCTGCGTGTAGTTGACGCCAGCGAGCGTGAGGAACGCCATCTGATCGACGCGGTCGGCCAGCCAGTACGCCAACACATTGCGGGAGTTGTTGCGGAATTCGACGATGGATTTCTGATCGGCCATCCGACCTTCGATCCGATTCGCGTGACGCAGCTGGTCAACACGAATCACTTGGTCGTACGTCTTCATCGCCTCTTCGTTACCTTCCAGCGTGCGGTCACCTGCGATACCGTCGCCTTCCAGATCCGCGAGGAGGGTAATGACAGCGCGTGCGCCCTTCTCCGACTTCTTCAGTTCAGTGATGTGCTGAACCATCGACTCGGGGCCACTGCCGAGGAACTTGTTGACGAACGAATAGTTCCGGGCCTGCTTCCACAGGTCCATGGACCAAATCGTTTTCTGCTCTGTGGTGAGCAGCCCAAAATTGGTGAGAGCCATTTGGCTAACCCCCTAAAAAGTTGATAGGACAAACTTTTGAGACGGTATAGCCAATGACGCGGCTATCTGCGGGAAACGCCCTACGCGGCGAACGGCATTTGTTTTACGTCGAAATGCGAAGACGACTGACATCACTTTACGGTCCCAACATCTTGTGTGTCAAGACTTTCTATCAACAATCTTTTGTGGTCGAAGTCGAGCAGGACAAACTCGTACTTTTCATCCGCCCGATCCACCTCTGCCACGTTCGCATAACCCCGGAAAGGATGGTCTTTATGCTCGGGAGAGGGGAAAAGCTCATTGGCGACATCGTAGTGTCCCATACAGGTATAGCGCTCTCGGTACAGGTCACCATCAAGCCAGACACGGAAGGAACGCATCTCTCCACCTCCATCCTGACAATAATCTTTGGTATCCATAGGCCGTCACCTCCATTAAGCCACTCACTATCCCCGAGACTGAGCGTCCTCATTTCTGGTTACCTCAAATCTGATCACCACCGGCTGCATCGCTTCCCACGCCTTCTTGTCCATCTCCTCCGCAAACCACTTAGCCAAGGCATCGCGGGCAGCATCGCGCAAATTTTGCTTGGTTTTCGCCATGTTTAGAGCCTCGGGGCTTACGCCCCGAGACTTTTCCATCAACAACCGTTCTTGCCCTTACCCTGCTTCGGCGTTTTGGGCATTTTCGCACCTTTACTGAACTTTCCGGCCATGATTCACCTCCTTTCAGCGATTTACAGCGAATCTCCTCGCATTTTGGCCAAAACTTCGTCCGAAAGCTCGGAGAACTCCTTGTAGGACATGGTCATCACGGTTTTAGCGTCCAAACCACCCCCGCGCTTGTCGTGATCCAGTCCAACCTCCTTCGTTGACGCTGGAGACTTCTTCACAGCGTCAATGGCACGGGCTGTAGCCTCCTTTTTCCTGTTCAGTCCTGTTTCTGCAGCTTTAGACGGCGTCGGCGCAGCTCTAACCGTCTCTCCAAATACTCGTTTTGCAGCCCGAGCGAGCGCGACCGAGGGGGCAAGGCCCATTTCCACCTGATAACCCCGCGAGAGAATGCGAACCTCGTCCACCGCCTCTTGGTTATAAGCCTCGTTGTCGGGATCAAGCTCCGGATGCAGCTCTTCCAGCTTTTCCACCATGCTGTCATAGCGCATCTCCTCCTTCGCTACCTCTTTCGCCTGCGAAGCTTTGATCTCCGCCTTCCGTTCACCGATGGCATCCTGCAAAACGAGGATCTGCTCGTCGGCCTGACCCGCTTCGTCCAGCTTTCCATCACTCAGAAAACCGTTGCGCTGCTTGATCAGCTCACGCATCTGCACGTACGCCTGCTCAAAGTCACCGGCGACCTCCTGCGTGTTGACTTTGCCCTCCAACTCCTTCACCCGAGCGACCGCAGCCTCGGTCCGAGCCCGCTCCTTGAGCACCGCCTCGTTGAATCGCGACTGCGGAATCAGGTTTTCTTGCTTTTTCCCTTCCGCCACCGGTTTTCCCAGTGTTTCTGTCTCGGGCGTCTCCTCTTCCGCCTTCGTCTCCAGCTCTTTTTCTACCTCGTTCTCAGCCGGAGTGGGCGCTTCGAACACATCGCCCCGATCAACTTCGTTTTCCTGCGCCATTACTTTTCTCCTTGGACTGTTTCAGCTTACTCATCTGCTGCGCATGCGAGACTTTGACTTTTCCTGTCTCTTTCGCAACCCCCAGCCTTAAACTTCCCTCCTGTCGAGCATTCTGGAGCTTCATCTCGCTCTCCTGCGCAGCAGTCTGCACCCGCATGTCACTTTCTTGGGCCGTGGCCCGCAGCTTCATCGCGCCCGCCTGCGCGTCCATCCGCATCTTCATTGCGGCTTCCTGCCGTTTCAGCTCCAGTTCCTCGCGCTTAAGCTCCAGTTCCTCGCGCTTGAACTGCAACTCCATCTCCATTTCCTCGCGGGACAGCTGATTCTCCTGCTGCATCTGCTCCATCTTGATGCCGCTCTCCTGCTGCTTCAGCTGCATCTCCATCTGCAGCTTGGCTTCCTCGCCGCCGCCCTGCGCTTCTCTCAATGCGATGGCCGAAGCCGTGCTTTCCTTTCGCGCCTTGGCCTGTTTGAGCACGGCATCTGCATCAGTCTTCGCCGCCTCTGCCTTAAGATTAGCAAGTTCAAGTTCCGCGCCCAGCTTCTTGACCTCCATGGCATGCTGCGCTTCCTCTGAATTCGCAGCTTCCGCCATCTTTTTGAGAATCTCGTCCTTTCGATACAAGGAGCTGTGTTCAATAAGGACTTCATCGGGTATCTGAATCCCAAGTTCACGCAACGCCTGCGCCTGTTCGAACTGACTCTGCTCCAGCGTGGCTTTGTGCGGCGTACTCGTCACGACGATGTCGTACTCTCCGACCGTGAGGTCGTTGACAATCGTGCCCTCCGGAGTCGGCTGGTTGATTTCCACCTGCGCCTGCTCTCCGGTGATCTTATTGTGCGTGATGTTGATGAGCCTCGGCTCAGTGTAGAACTGCTGCACCATGGAGAGAACGTGCCGTGCCAAGAGCCAGTCGGTACGGCTGAGCGAGTCGAGCGGCTTGGCCTGATTGAGCGAGCCGCGCTTCAGATTCTCCTGTACAGT